AAATGTTGTGGATGATATGTTGCTTGAATTTAGCCAACAAGAAGGTTTGGCAATGATTCAAAACAACAACCAAGGTGCTACAACTTTGCCATACGGCGGCTCTAACGGCATTATCGGTTTAAACCAATATGCTGGTGCTAATTCCACTTATACTGGCGGTACAATTTCTACTGCGGCTTTCGGTACATCTGGTACAGCAACCACTAATGGCTTGCATAGCATTGCAACTTATGACCAAACAACAACCAATGGTAATACTGTAGGTGCTAATAATGTTAAGTTTGCTGACATTATTAACTTTTTGCATTTCCTACCACAAGAATATTGGACTCCAACTGCTAAGATTATTGTTAGCCCATTCTTCCTTGCCCAAATTCGTGGCTTAGTAGATACAAATGGCACACCAATCTTTGAAAGAATGAATCCATTAGTCTATGAAGGTATTGTTGGTCAAATTGCTGGTTTTGATGTTGTAGTTAATAAATATCTAGACCAACCATATCAAACTACTACTGGTTCTGCTGGCACAACTAGCTTGTATCCAATGTATTTTGGCGATTTCCCTCGCTTCCATACAATCGTAGATCGTTTAAACATGGTATTACGCCGTTACGATCAAACATTGCCTGGCTTTATCACTTTCTTTGGTGAAAAGCGTTTGGCAACTTCTGTAGTTGATCCATTCAGCGCAATTCGCTATCGTTCTACTGGTACTGCAACCTAAGCTGTAATGTAATAAGGTGAGGGGTCAAAAGCCCCTCACTTCTTAACTATTTATTGGAATTAAATTATGAGCCTAATCCTAGAAGCAATCAAAACCGCCATTAAAGATGGTGAAGCGACAGTAAATTTAAATGAAAATTCACAACTTACTGGCTCTGGTTCTGGGGCTGGTGGTCGATTAATTTATGATGATGCTTTTGCATCTCTACGCCAAAACAATCCAATCCGTAATGCTGGTGCAAGAGTTATTCAAACTATTGGCTCAGATCAAGGATTTGTAGTTAAAACTGGCAATGTAACAAATATTCAAACTAGCACAATTAACCCTTGGGGTTATCCTATTAATAATAACAATGTAAGCGGTACTGCTGGCATTGCTACTTCCTACTGGCAGTTGCCAGTTCGTTCTTTAAATGCTGTTGTTCCTATTCGTGAAGCTGTTTTATCAGATATTAATGGTCTTGATCCAGCTATCGTAGGGGACATAGCCCTAGAATTTGCTCAACAAGAAGCACTTTCAATGATGAACAACAATGACCAAGCTGGTTCTACTACTGCTAATTATGGTGCTACCCTTGGTTTGCGTGGTTTAAATTCTTATCCAGGTGGTTCATCTGCCGCATTTGGTTCTAATGGTCCAGCAATGACCAATGGCTTGCATACTGTAAAAGAAGTTACTCAAGGTTCTGCATCAGCGGTTTCTTATAACGATTTGGCTAATTTAGCTGGCGCATTGCCACCGCAATATTGGACAGATTCTACAACTTGCTGGATGATGCACCCAACTACTATTACTTTATTGCGTGAATTAGTAACTACTACATCTGGTATTCCTTATTTCCTAGAAGTTGGTGATGAAGATGGCGGCGCAGTTGTTTATATGTTTGGTTTCCCTGTAATCCCTAATCCATATATGGAGTTAGCTGGTTCTGGCAATAATCCTGTATATCTAGCCGCATGGGGTCAGTTCGTAACTATTGCTGATAATGAATTAATGAGCATTAAAATGTTTGAACAGACAAATCCAGGCTTTATGACTTTGTTCTGCGAAAAGCGTGTAGTTTCTACAATCCGTGATGTATTTGCTGGTGTTAGATTGGTAGGCTAAGATGCCATTAGATAGTTTAACGAATGGTCCTTATTTAGGGACTACTCGTAACCCATACAGCTATGAAAAAGTTGAGCAAGTAAGCCGTGATATTCAAACGGCTTGGCTCTCTTTGGATGAGATTACTCAGCAACTTAATTTATTCAATGATGAGAGCCAAGATACTTATCTATCTAGCATTGAATTAGCGACCCGTATGGCGATTGAGGACTATCTTGGTATGTCCATATTCTCTATCCGTTATCGTGTCTATTATGGGGCTACAAATGGCATGACAGGCACACAATCAGCCTTTGATTTGCCAGAAATAAGTCAAGATTTTAAAAATACTAAAGGAGTAGTAATTAATAGCGTTTCTTACTATAGCGGAGCTAATCCACCAGTATTAACGCCTATTAGTTCAAGTATGTATTTTTACGACCCTACGGGTAATAAAGTTTTAGTAAGCAGTATTCCTAATGATATTAGCCAATGGATGACTAATCCAGTTGTCATTGAATATACGACTAATGCAAACCCATTATCTCAATATCCAGTAATTAAACAAGCTGGCTTGCTTCTTTTAACCCATTTATACAATAATCGTTCTAATTCCATTGCTGGTGGGCTACAAGAAATCCCATTTGGTGTGGCTCAGTTATTGCGCCCCTATAAGCCATTGGTGATGTAAATGTCCATTGCTCGTTATGAGAACATCACAATTAATCGTGTAACCAATGGCACAAGTGCTTATGGTGAACAAACCACAACTATTGCAAAATGGTTTGATACTCGTGCTAGGGTTAAGGATGTGCATAACAGTTTACGAATCTCTGAAAAATATCGTATTTATTCAGATTTAACCAATTTAACTTGTAATTACACTCCCAATACTAAAGAAATTGTAGATAATCAAAATCTATATTCAATTACTTGGCGTGGTCAAGATTGGCGTATTACTGATTGCATTGAATCTAATGATCGCATGAATGTAACCTTCCTTTGCTATAGAAACGATCCGACAGTTCCAGTATGAGCCAGAATAATGTCCTTAATTATGCGCAAGCTATTCAGACACAACTAAGCACAATCGTTGCTCCTGTGCCTGTATATGCTCTTTTTAACCGCAATTTTGTTAAGACACAAACCAAATTTATTACTTGGCAATTAAGAAATGTTCATCAGCCTGTATATACAGGACCACAGCAAGTAAAAGGTATTGATACTCCAGTTTTTCAAATCTCTATTTTTACCCAAAAATTAGAAGATGGATTTACAATAGAGAATCAGATAGCCCAAGCATTACATGGCTATCAAGGGCAATTTGGCGGCGTTGGTGGATTTTGGATCGCCAAAGCTGACTTAATGTGGTTATATAATACATTTGACGATACGATTGGTATGCACCAGATTATTTTGGATTGCACCTTGGATATTCCAGCTTAATAAGATAGAATTATTTAACTTTTAATTAAAGGATTTATCATGGCACTTCCAAATAAAGTCTTACCTGGGTTTAGCGCATCGTTATATATGCAACCTACTTCTAGCCCAACTCCGTTGGCTGTTTCTGCTTTATCTACATACTCAAGCGTTTCGGCTATTGCTGTTTCTGGCAATTTAGTTCCTGTAGAAGCTATCCCCGCTTTTGGTCAAGATGATGCAGTAGCATCATTTATGGTTGCTGGTAGCCGTCAATCTGACAAGATTCCTACACAGTCTGCACCAACATCTATGACTATTACTGCCGCTTGGAATCCTAGCGATGCTAATTTGTTATTGATTCGTGGCGATGCTTACAACGGAACTGTAGATCGTACTTATGTTATTCAAGCTACTGATGGCACAAATAGCGTTTATTATTCTTTTAATGGTCGTGTAAGTCAATTCCATATTGATGCACAGCCAGGCGCAGAAGCTAAATGCGTGTTTACTATTCATCCCCGTGGTAATCAGTATGGTTGGTGTAACAACACATAAGGATTAATATGAAAGTTCAATTTGCTAACGGGAAAGTATTTGAAGCCGCCGACATTGACGATGCTATTGCTCAATGTTTGGTTGGTGGAGATGACCCTTTTAATCCTGTAGTTTTACAAGACGAATCAAAACAAAAGAAAACAAAAGACAATGCAGATACAGTCGAACAATGATTTGTTAGGGTTTTTGATTAGCCAATCCAATTCAGGAGTAAAGAATTGGTTTGGCTTTCAACAACAGCGTATTGCTGGAATCAATACAGCGTATGAAATTGCCAAAATTCATGCTGATAAACTATCTCCAGAGGAAGTCGTTGATTATGTCGTTAAATTAAATAACGCCATTTATCAAAAGATGATTAAAAGCGGAGAGTAGTATGGCTGACAAGATTACTTTTGAGTTCAAAGGATTTAAAGAACTTGAAGAA